ATTCATAATTCTCCTATTTTAATCAAAAAGGGGATGGGATTTCTCCCATCCCCCAATTATTTGAAGTTATTACTTCTTTAGTGCAACCTTAGCTTTTGGATGAGCTTTGTTCCACTTTGTAGCCAACTTATTGTAATCAGCTTTTGCTTGTGCAGCAGCATCTGTTGCTGTTGCTTGTGAAGCTGTAAGCTGTGCCTGCAATGATGCAACTTGTGCATTAAGAGCAGTAATTTGTACTGTCAACTTATCATTAAGTGATTGAATTGAAGCAACTAGTGTGCTAAGTGCAGTTGCATTTGGATCAGCAACTGATGCAGATGTTGTAATGGCAGCCTTTGTAAGTGCAAATACTCCATTTACGCTAAATGTTCCAGCAGAGAGTGGAGCATAGACGCTCCATGTAGCAACTCCATTAACAAAAGTTGGAGATGCAGAACCAACTAATGTCGCTCCGCCCAATTGTGTTGATGAAATTAAATCTGCAGAAAGTACATTTGCATATGTGCCATCAGCGACTGCAAGTCCTGATGAATCCTTTGCTGTAAGTGTTAGCTTAATTGCTTCTCCATTTACATATGCAGACTTATCGAAAGCAAGTGCAACTGATGCAATTGTTGATGAGCCAACCTTTACTGCTGATTTAGTAGCAATTGTAGGAGTTGTTGGGTCATTAGCAAATGTAATATTTGCTGTACCTGTTGCAATTCCCTGAATTGCAAAAGTAGCAATTCCAGATACTGTTACTGCAGAAGATGCAACTGTAGCAACTGATGTTGCATCAGATGTTGCATAAACTGTAGTTCCATCAGCAACAAGATTTCCATTAACATCCTTAACTGTTACCGCAACAGCAGAAGCATTTGCTCCTACCTTATAAACACTTGAAGCGTTTACTGCAGAATATGATGACGCCACGCCAGAAAATACAAATGTCTTTGTAGCAAGAACTGTTGTTCCGCTAGAAATTGTAATTGTAGATGTTCCTGGAGTACCGTCTCCAAATACGTTAATGTAGTATGCACCTGATGCTCCAGTTACTGCACGTCCTGCGACAGTTGCAGCAGCTTGAGTTGTACCAATTCCAATAAGTCCTGGACCACTTACAGTTGCTGTAAGTGTGCCATTTGCAATAGCAACATTGTTGCCATCACGAAGATCTACCTTGATATTGCCAGCAAGAAGGTTTGCTGTTAATGGTGAAACTACTGCTACAGCATTTGTTGTAGAAGTTGGAGCAGTTGAACCTGATGCTGAATATACTGTTGTATATGCAGTTGATGGAAGAAGAGATCCTGTTGAAGTCCATGTTAATGTCTTAACAACTGGAGTTCCTTGTGTTCCATTTGATAGCACTGGTGTAGCAGTAATGGTTGTTGTTCCTACTGCTGCACTGGTAAGTGTTAGAGTTGATGTTCCAGCACCTGTTCCGTTAGTGGTAACTTGGTACCAACCGTTAGTTTGTACTGGGATTGAGATTGATGTATTTGTTCCTGCAACAGCAAGCACTACGCTTCCTGCACCTGAAACAACAACATTTGTAACAGTACTTGTATCTGTTGACAATGTTAGTGTTGCAAATCCACCAGCCACTTGTACTCCGTTTGTAGTATCATACATAACGGTATTTGCGATTGTGGGTGCTGCATGTGAAGGAGCACCTGTGACCATTGTGCCAATCAAAGCTGCAGCAATGATTGAGATGATCTTATTTGTTTTTGTCATGTTTTTCCTTTTCCTTATTAGTTTATTTTCCTAGGTTTTTACCTAATAATTTAGGCAAATCTAAAAGTCCCTGTTTTAGGGCATCAAGTTCTTTTTTTAACTTGGTATTTTCTTGCTTCAATTCTGAAGCAACATGTTCTATTCTATCACATTGTATTTGTTTTGTCTCTAAAGCTTCTATATACCAACTTAATTTTTGCTGGGAATCATGATAAAGTTGTTCATAATCAATAACAATTTTGTTATTCTTAAATAATTTAAATTTCATAACCCCTACAATATGCTAAAGTTGTCTACAAAACCAGTATTTGGGTTTGGTTGATCCTCATCATCATCCAAGCCTAAATAATCTCTTAAATTACCTGGAATCTGTCTTTTTAAAGGGGACCTAATGACTTTATCTTGAGATTTTTCTACCCCTCCTGATAATTCTTCTTCAATTGAATCGTAATGATAAATATGGACCTCATTATCACCTTTAGGAGTTAAGCTTATCGCATTATAAATTGCTCCGCAAGTTGCGTCAGCCAGGTCTTTAGATCCTTTTCTTGGGTGATCAACTTTATCTTTTTTAACAATTCTTAATTCAAGTAACTCATCAATAAGAAGGGGCAGTCTTGGCCCTGTAACTCTTTCTTCCATTATTCCCAATAACATATCTTCATAATGTTTTTTTGCTACAGAAAGAACTTCACAATTCATTCCATAGGATTTTAATTGCTCCATCATGTCAAAAGAATTCCATCGGTCAAATGTTACTCTACGAACATTAAACCCACGTTGTTTTAAAGAAATTATATAATTTTTAACTTCTGTAAAATCAACAGTTTTTTCTTTTGTCGGAGTCCAATATCTTACAGCATCTACGACTACATATGGTTGTGCATCTGTATATGCTCCAGACAATTTCATTGTTACCCAACGATCAACATGTGCTATAGAAACAGCACAATGGTCATGTTTTTGCGCTAAATCCACATGAATATAATATGATTTTTCTGGGTCTGGTTTAAACCAATCTCTAAAAGAATTATTTTCATCTAAAGCAATATTTAAATTGCTAAAAGCTTTTTCAACTTTTTCACGAGAAGAAAAAAGAGCATCTACAGCATCGGGAGGCATACATGCAAAACGAGATAGGGCATCAATTGGATCTGAATAAAAATTCATAGCTAAATCTTTAATATTAATTGTAGGATTAATTTCCCAAGTAGGTCTTTTTAAAGCAAATACTTTTGGCACTGTATAATTAATTATATGGTCTTCTTCCCATTCAATATGAAATTCATTCCCCTCAGTTCCATCTGGCAAATCTTCATCAACCTTAAATGTATGCTTACGAATAATAATTTCTTTATCAGCAACAACTTCATTATATCTTTGCTGAATATAATCATTTTTAAAACGGGGAAAAGAAAGCAAAACTAATTTTCCAAATTGTGGAAAACGTGAATCTACAGATCCTCTAAACATTTTATATATTGCAGAAGCAGTTTTGGCTTGTTCATTACCGCTTGTAGAATCTAGGTCAAATCCTGAAATTTCATCAAGTACGGCAAATAATAGGTTATATCCTTCCCAAGATTCTCTTTGAGAGTGACCTGAGTGAACAGTAATACTTTTAGAAAATTCTACACTTCCAACTTTTTCATTATACTTGCCATCAAACCAACGACACCTAGTAATTCTATTTTTAAAACCCTTAAAAAAAACTTGTTGAGCTTGAACTGCGTTAACCGCAACGTTAATAATATCAATAGAATCACCTGGCGGTTTGCCGTAATATCTTGCAGGATCTTTAAGGCACAATAACAAATAAACTACATAAGCACAAGCAATTGTAGAAGTGTAGTCTTTTCCAGAACCTTTGCCCAACTGAAATATAACTTCGTTACAGGTTTGTCCCCACCGCTTTAATCCTTCTTCTTCACCATAAAGTTTAATTAAAGTTTCTTTTTTATAAATTTGTGTTGAAGCTTTAATCATTTGATATTGATATTCAGATAACGGGGGCAAAGAAAGATATTCAGTAACAAATACTTCAATATCTACTGGTTTTTCTTCAAAAGCATCTTCCTCAAGTGCTTCAAGAAAATCACTAAAATCATTCAACTGATATTACCTCTACACGATTAGTTACTTCTGATAATCTTCTTGCTACTTCTTGCTTACATTGTGGACATGTTGAAGTAACATCTCTAAGTATTCCAACCAAAACATCTTGCTTTCGTTCAGTTTCTAATATTTGTTCTGCCATTTCATTTTTTTCAAGAACTCCAGCTTTTTGCAACATATCAATTCTTTTGCTTTCAACATCAGCTACAAGTTTTAAAGCTTGAGATTTTACATTTAAAGCATCTTGAACATCTGCTTGTTCTACTGTTCTCCAAGCTTCTTTAATAATCATAGAATAATGTTGATCCGCAGCCCCTAAAGCTTCCCTAGCTCTTTCACGAATTCCAGTATCACCTTGCATAAGTTCACGCCAATTAGTTAATATTTGATTAACTTGCATTGGCTTTAAAGAAAATATTTTTGCTATTTGATTTGGATTATTGCCTTTAATAAACTCAGCAACAATTTTATTCATTTGTTCAAAATGATCTGCAAGTTCTACTACATTATCTTCCATATTATCCTCCTGTTGAATAAAAACCTGGGCCGTTAAAATGTATACCAAAAGTATTAAATACTCTTGACATGCTATATCCACAATTTGGACATGGCGGTAGTATTTCTGGATCATCAAATTTTCTAGTTATTTCTTTATTTGTTTCACAAGTCATACAAGTATATTCATATATAGGCATATTATTTCCTTTTTGAAATTCCAAATTTTTCTAAATATCTAATGATTGTCATATGACTACATCCTGCTTCTTTTGCAATAGAAGCAATATCTTTACGTTCAGACACATAGCGTTTATAAAGCCATTCTTTAGATTCATATAATTTATTCATTTTATTTTATTATAAGCAAACCAGGCTATGCCTGCAGCATCCCCGACATTGTTGTTATCAGTTTCTATTCCCATAGATTTAACAAAATCCATAGTTTTTTGTTTACGCATTTCTCTTATTTTGTTTTTGATCCAAGATTCTGATTTTCCTGGATATTCTTCTTTCACTTTAAGTTTTTCAACTTTTGTAAAATTTTTATTGCCAAGGTAGCTTTGCCATTCAATAGGATGAACTTCAAATATTTCAGACTGATCATCAATCAATTCCCCCAAAATAGCACCAAATACATAAGCCATTTTTAAACCAGTTGCTGCTGATCTAACCATAACCGCTGCTTCTAGAGCAACTAAATTAACATCAAAATTTCCAGTTGCTTTTAATGCACGAATTTTTTTCTTTGCATCTATAATTCTATCATATATATTGGTTCCTGTAAAATGAACTTCGCCCCATCTAATTGCTTTACCACTATCAAGTATACAAAAAGCAAAGCTATTTGTGCTTGCATCAATACCCAAAATTTTTTTTGGGGGCCCTTTAATTAAATCATTTAGAGGCGTCATTTAACATTCCTAACAAATTTTGTCTTTCTTTTTCTTTTTCATTTGATATGCATGTATAACAAATTTCTCCTTCATTATACATAGCCAACTCTTGCTTACACCCTTTATTTTTACAAATTCTTTTTTTGCCCGCAAGTCTATCTTTTTTAGCTTGATATTTTTCTTTAATTTTTAAATTTGTTGCTATACGGCAGCATTCATCTGAGCAGTATTTTTGATTATGTGTTTTAGGTTCAAATATTTTTATTCCATCACACTCTTCATAAGCACATATCATATTTGAGTTAATTCCAAATCTGTCCACTCATAATTTTCTTTAAATGATTTATATTGTGTTAAATCAAACATGTCTGGACTACAATGTATTCCTTGAACACCTATATGCTGAGATCTAGATGCTAGCGGGTGTATGCAATATAAATGATTATTTGGGAGAACTCTGAGAGTTATGTTCCAATCCCAACCTGCTGGACCGCCATTTCCACTTGAATAATTCCAATCCCAGGTGTCTTTAAAATAGTTTTCCCATTTATTCTTCCATGTTCCCCACACCAATCCATTAAAAGCTTGTTCCTTAACAAATAAACTTGGATCAGTTGTATCCCATTTAGTATTAGCAGAAATTATTGAAATTTCTTCTTCGTCTCTATATTTTTCTTCTAAGTAATTAAAGTATTCACATACATCTTCAGATACAACAATGTCGTCTTCTGCCAAAATAACAAAATCATAAATTTCAAAAGATTTATTTAAAGCAAACCATGTATTAGTAGCACAACCCATTACTTTATTATTAACATCAACATTTACAATGTTACCAATTTTAATAGCAAAATTATTTATAATTTCACATATTTCATTTACTTTGTCGGATGGCTCAACTTTAAAATAAATATCATACTCTTGTATCATCCTTACTTTTGCCCAAGAATCTAATGTTCTCTTTAAATATTCTACACGATCAAATGCAGTAAATACTATGGCTTTTTTACTTAAAGTAATCATAATTTTATTTCCATTAATGGGTACTCAACGTCCCCTTCTTCATTTTTCATATCTTTCCAACATACTTTTTTAACTGGACAATATGTACAGGGCATTCTAGTCTTACTATCTGAAGGTCTATTTGGTAAAGTTTGATCTTGATAAAGTTTATAAACTCCTCGCAACCATTCAAAAACATCATCAATTAATTTAGAATTTTCTTCATTCATTTCAACAACTAATAATAATGGCTCTTGATCATTTTTATTTTCATAAAAGAAAACGCCAGTCGGTTGCCCACCTTGTTTCATATAAATTAAAAGTTGTATAAGGTGCTGTGGCTCTGGTTGTTCAGAAGATTGTTTATGATAAAATTTATCATCTTTCATTGATTTAATTTCAAAAGGGATTTCAATATTATTTTTAATATCTAAAATTAAACTATCCCTAAATCCACGTATAGGAGGGTCTTCTATTAAAATTTCAGATTCATGATTAATAACTTTATAGTTGATGTTCATTTTACTTAATCGTGCTTGAATTCTATCATGAACAAAAGTTCCATTTTCCATAGCTGCTTTAGATTTAGGATTAGCAGTATCTTCAAAATCTGCACCATTAAATGCTAAGTACCAATATCTAGCGCATTTACCATGGCCATAGCCTATAGTGCTTGGAGCAAATGTTTTCTTTTGAGTAAATCCCGCTTTACTTTCATATGTTTCATAATATTCTTTAAGAAAAGATTCTCTATCAAAGCTAGATGCGTCTGGCTTTTTGTATTTTAATACATTTACTATTCCCAATTAAGCCCCGAATCTTGCTGAATACTTTAACGCATCAACTAATTTATCAATAGTGTCTGCTGCAGTATAATAAGTATTTTTCTTTTTAGAAGCATCTCCGCCTTTTTCAAAAGTTGTATAATATCTTGCCTGCATAGCAAATTTAGAACTGATTGCTTGTAATTGAACAATTAAAGAAGGAGCTTTTGTTGAAGGAACATCAGGTTTTGTAATTAATCTAATAATTAAATCTAACGCCGTATCTAAATCTTTATCATTCATAAACTCAGACATATCATTAAATTCAGTTATTTCACTTATTTGTTCTATTACTGTTGTTGTTTCCGCCATGCTTCCTCCATTTGTTCAAATAATGCCCATTCTATAACGGCAAGGCGAGTTTTTTGCCCATTCTCACCTAAAATTAATTTAAGAACTGGATACTTATCCCTGCTGACTTTAAAAGTATCCGTGCAAATCTTCGCCCATATTTCCTTACTAATGGAAATTGACTTTGAGTACTCTTTATAATCAACCACAAAATCGTGCCAGACAGCATCACCTTTTTGATAATCTCCACGTCCAGAATTTTTTTGTGCTTTAGCACCGTCACGCTTTACCTCTCCACGCTCAGTCAAATTGCATTTCCGATCTATGATTTTTAGAACATATCCAAATCATTTTTGAATTATCCCTGTCCCAATATGCAAAATCTGAATCTTCGCTACAATATTTACAACCATATCTTCCATATATTTTTTCCCATTTTTCTAAATCTTTATGGGATTTATTTACAAAATCATTAATTTTACTCATACAAAGATTTTTTTAAACTTTCTACCACATTTAAGTTATTTCTAAGATACTCTACAGCTTTATTACGACCTTGAAAACGTTCTTCATTAATGGTATACCAAGCGCCACCTTTTTGAATTTTTCCCATCATCTCTGCAGAATCAAGAACTTCACCTATATCATCAATTCCCACTTCTTTTCCTTGATAGTAAAAATCATATTGACCTGACTGCCCCATGGGTCCCAATTTGTTGTAGTCAATGATCCAATTAACGGGACGACCCACTTTTTGTTCAATAATTTTGTCACCAACTTGAATTCCAGACTTGATAGCATTAGCTTCAGCTTCCGATGACCAAAGTTTAATGACGGTACTAGAAAAGAATTTGACTGCCATACCTCCAGTTGGGATGTGACTGGCATGCATAGAACCGAATTGATTTCTCTGTTGAGAAATAAGAACGAGTAATGTATTTTTATTGGTATAGTTAAGCATTTTAACTGCATGCGTCATGTCCTTTGCTTCGGCACCTATTTGCTTTGTATCTTCTAACTTTTTTAAATCATCACTATCTTTTTCAAAATAAATGGCTGGTAACAATGCTGAAATAGAATCTACTACTATTATATCAACTCCTGCATCCATTAATTGTGTTGCAACATCAACCATGTCATTAATAGTTTTTGCAGAGGAATAAATAAGAGAAGATGAATCTACTCCAAGTTTTTCAGCCCATTCTGCAGAATATGAATGCTCTGAATCAATCCAAGCACAAGTTTTTCCATTTTTTTGCGCCATTCCAATCATTTCTAAACAAAATGATGATTTTCCAGCAGATTTGTTGCCCCAAATTAAAACTTGTCTACCATAACCCAATCCGCCTTTAAGGGCAAGATTTAAACTTATGCTTGGGGTTTGTTGCCTTTCTGCATCAATCCCTGTAGCCATTTGAACACGTTGTCTTGTTTTTGAGTCCAAGTTGGCAAGTATTTGATCTGCTACTATTGTCATATATTATTCTGCTACGGATTCTTCATTGGTAATATTTTGCACTTCAACTAGTGTAAAGTTGACTGATTTATCTTCTTGCTGATTAAGGGCAATTGTATAATTGCTGTAATTAGCAAGTAAATCTTCAATTTTAACATTTATTGTTCCAACAGTTTTTACTATTGATGCAAGAATTTGTTCAATTGAAATGTTTACATTATTTGATGAATTTGTTGCTTGATCAATATTATTTTCTATAATTGATCCTGTATTGTTTTCTTCTGTCATTCTATATCCTTTACGTATTTTGTGCCATCATCTAACTGAGAGACAATGGGAGAACAGAAAGATCCAGCTTTCATCTTTCCTAAAGCAGCGGTATACATTTTTGGAAAAGCAATTACTCGCTGCATTTCTTTATTTTCGTCACAATAAATTATGTGAGCCATCATTTTATTTGCTTTTGTTTTATAATGAGTAAAATCCACAACATATTTTTTATTAGTTGGAACACCCAAATCTTTATTATGAAGGTAATTAATAAAAGGATCTTCTTTTGCAGTAACTACATCCTCTATTGTAACATATCTATGAATTCTATTATCTCCTACTAGGAAAAAATACATATTGCCAGTCTCAATTTGTGTATTTTCATTATGAAAAATACCTATAGAGCCAGTATCGTCAACTAATTCAACACGAGACCACCCTTTTCCCTTTTTTATTGATCTAACCATAGCTTGAAGTATAAAAGTTCCTTCTTCTAAAAATTCTTCAAGAGGTGTTATTTGAGATTTTATACCTG